CGAGCCGATCTGCGCGGAGTCACCGGACGAGCCGATCTGCGCGGAGTCACCGGACGAGCCGATCTGCGCGGAGTCACCGGACAGATTCGTTCCATTCGTTTTTTCAAGTGTAAAATCAATGCACGCTTTCAAGAACCCTTTAAGTCCGAGTTTTGCGCCAACGTGAATTTTATTTGTTGCCCGCTTTTCTCCGTCATTCCATACCTGCCCCAATGCTTCCACTTCCGCAAATTCAGAAAAATTTCCGTTGCTATCCACGAGATCGTAATGGTTCAGAACCTCCCACGGGTCCTCGCAGAAATGCATAACGCCTTTATGGCAGCATCCCTCACCGTACTCCTCATATGTCGTGTTTTCCTCGTACTGTTTCCCTCTGCAGAAAAAATCTTTCTCGAATCCATTAAAACCTTTCATTCCCATTGCCTTTTCTCCTTTCATGTGCTATGATGATGTTGTCTTTTTATGGATGCCCTTCGTCTCTCCGGAGGGCATTTTTTATATTCTCAACCACATCTGGAACACTCTGTCTTTCTTCTTTTTTGCCTTTTCCGCTTCTGTTCTCTTTCGCTTCTCCTCCGCGTCAACCGCCAGAAAAGCAAGGAATCCAAGAATCATCAGTGAAAAGCACCAGAAGAACCCGCCCCAGTTGATGTCGCTGATGGCCACGAGTGCCGTAACCCACAGAATCACTTCTGCTGCTACAATTTTTTTCTTCAATGCTTCGCCCTCCATTTCTCCAGCTCCACTGTGTCGAACACAAGCGGGCTGTTTTTCTTCATCGGGTTGATTTTCCTCACAACCCCCGCCGGTGCGTATTTCTCGGCGCGTTCGAGCACTGTTTCCCCCAACAGGGGATTCTGCATTTTCAGCAATTCCGATTTTCTCATATACCGCGCCGGATAAGATATCCGACTTTCTTCTTTTTCTTTGATCCGGACTTCTCGTCCCAGAAACATGAAAATCATTTTTTCTGCTTCTGCTTTCGTAATTTCTTCCATCCGGGGAACCTCCTTACTACATCACCAACACGGCCGCCACAACCGTTATCAGCACCACGAAAGTTACCAGCCATGCCGTAAACCAGAATTTTGCTCTTATTCTGGCTTCTCGTATCACGCTGACTGCGAAGCCTTCCGCCTGCTCCCATGTCGTTTCTTCCATGTTCCTCCTTACTCGATTCGTTCCCACTGGAAGCGGCCTTTCCCTGAGTTTCGCCACTGTCCAAGACCTCTGAGCATTCCGTAATCAAGCCACTCTGTCACGGCTCCCGCCAATCCATCAGTCAAGCACTGCACCGTGAATTCGATCCACGCCCCCGCCGGGATGCTCTCGCTGTTTGCTAACGCCACGCGCTCGCCCTGCGGTGTCTGTCCTCTCAGCGGACGCTCGCAGTTTCCGATCTCTCCGTCAAAGTGAATCGGGATCTGACGCTCTTTCACGAAAATCAGCCCGTCAATCTCTTTCTTGTACGCCTTAATTTTCGAGCTTTTCGTGTTCGGAACCTTACGCAGCATTCCGGCCGCATCTTTGAAAAATCCCTTAATCTGATAGTCCCAATAGATCGGCACGCCATCTTTGTTTCTCGGGAAAACGGTCATTGCTTTCTCAATCGTCTCTTCCACGCCGACTGCTTCGACCTCTTCCTTCTTGCTCGGCGCATTCGGTGCCAGAGACGCAATATAGGTCTTGTGGATCTCCTTATCTGCAGCCGCTGTTCCAAGAATTTCCTCCGTGAATGTTAATCTTACTTTGATTTCCTGCATGTTGCTTTCTCCTTTTCGTTTTTATTTTTTGATTTCGGCGCTCTGCCCTCTTCGCTGCGCACCTGCGTATCAATCCGCCGCACTTCATTTCCTTTGCTTGTCCGCTCGCATCTATGAATTGCCTTATTATGCCGTTGCTCATCCTGGCTTCCAGTGCTATTCCTTTGCTCCGACCTGCGATTCCTTTCCGTAGCATTCCGGTTCGTTGGCTCGCTGTACCATGCCCTCGCTCAGCTCTACTGTTCGGCGCCATTCCATGGCTTTTCATTTCCCAGTATTTCGTAGCAGTTCGTAGCTCTTCCTTCGCTTTTCAACTCATGACGGTGCATCGCTATTCCATAGCCCTTCTACTCAACGTTTTTCCTTGCCCTCGCATTTCAATTCTCCGCTGCGCTTTTCCTTAGCATCGCCATCTCTGCTATGCCATTGCGGATAAAATTTTGTTGACGAAATATCTCTGCCCTTTCCCCGTTACTTTCGGGGTGCGGCTGATCCGAACATTTCCGTTCGGCTGGGTGATCGTGGACTCCTTGATCTCCATAACGCCGAGATCCATGCTCTTCTGCGTCGGCATGTTGTAGCTGGCTCCGTCCTTCCGGATCAGATAACCGTTTTCCCGCATCCACTGGAAGAGCCGCTTCTCGCCGATGTCAACCCCGTTCTGCTTAATCAGCTTTGCAAGGTCTCCGATCAGAATTGACGTTTTGCTTGCGCTCACTGCGTCCGCGAAAATCTCTTTCGGACGCATCCGCTCAATGGCTCGGTTCTGCTCCTCAATGGTTTTCTGCGCTTCGAGGACTGCCAGAGCCAGAAGTTCCTTTCCCTGCGGTGCTGTCTGCTGATACCCGCCGGTTTTCCGGATCGCTGGGAGAACCTCCGACGTTATCCAGTGCTTGAATCTCTTTGCTTCTTCCATCTTGCTCGAGAGAATCAAGCTATACAGCCCGGATTCGTTAATCAGCGTCACTTCCCGCCGCTGACCTGCCAGAACGATTTGTTCGGTCAGCTTGTCCTCAGCGTCTACGTGATCTCGAATTGCTTTCTGCTGGTTTTGGTATTTCAGCACCTTAGCGATACTGGAGCCAACAAACCACGGTTCTCCGTTTCGCATCTCGATTCGAATGCTCCCGAACTCTGCATTCGTGATAATCATTTCGTTCATGCTTCCACCTTCTTTCTGTGGTCAAGAAAAGCTATTTTGCGTACCGAGCACCGCTTGCGATGCTCAATATATGTTTTTATATCTTTTTCTTATTCTTATTCTTATTCTATGGGCGTTACTGTGACGCTACACCTCTGTTAGCGTAACGTTATGATAACGTTACTAAGCAAATTGCAATGTTCCTAGTTGCATTTTGCTGTGCATTAAAATGGTAAAAAATGCACGATTTTTTCTAAAAGCCAGCATAAATTTCTTAATAGTTTTTCTCCGTTAAAGAAAACATTTATTAAAATCGAAATCACGCTGAGGATAATTGCTAATGTCGAATTTTCCAATTTTTTGCTATTTTCCATCGCTTCTCCCTCTTTTTTGTGGTATACTCCGCTTGAAAGGAGGTGCGAAAATGGATTTTCATATTCCTAACCTTGCAAACGGAACATTCGTTCCTATGGAAGTTCAGCTAAGAGAAGCCAAGGAAAGAGAACTTCGCAAAAAGCAGCGTCGTCATGATTTTCTTGTAACTCTCTTTAGCGTGGTCGCAAGCGTAATCGCCGGATTGATTACCGACCTTCTTGTTCATTAATTATCTGAAAAGCCAATGAGCAAGAAAACAACCAAATGCTCCGCAGGTTATAGAAAGTGCACTGCAAAGAATCCAAAACGCAACTCTATTTCTCATGGCTGACCTCCTTTCCTGTCTTTGGAGAGGACGTTGGCCATTTTAAATTTTTCCGCATATCCACCTCCTGTTTCAGAATCCGTCCATGATCGCTAACGCGGTCAACGCTGCCGCCGACCAATATAGAATCTTTGGCTCTGTTCTCTTCTCCTTAATTCCGTTCATCGCCGCGAAAAGAAATAAGAATATGTTCAGAGCCAAGATAAACGTTTTCTTCATGGCTTTCTCCTTATGTTTTCTGTAACCGGGCTTTGTCCGCTTCGGCTTTGTCTCGGAACGCTGTAGCGTAAACCAAAACCAGTTTTAGATCATCATGGCTAAGCTCCGTAAGCGCCCTTATTCCATGTTCAAAAAAAGTTGCTTCCTCATCTTCCTCTGGAATTGTTGTGAAATCAGCAAGTCCAGCAAGATAGCCAAGGTCAAAATCGTTCATATAATACAGTTTGGAAATTACATTTAGCATGATTTTCTCTTTGTGCAAATCTTTTTCTTTTCGATGGAGTCTCGGGTCTTTAGTTTTTAAAACCTCTACGGCTTTTTCAAACGGAACCGAAAAATACTCTCGTCCATCTGCGTCATCACATCTGTTCTCTGCAAAGAAATCATGCATCTCTTTTTCAAGAGAAAAAGCATTTTCTAAAGGCTCCGTTGAAAAAGTTCTTTTTACTTCGTATGGAATTTCCTGCGATCTTCGTTTTACATTGGATGAAACACCAATTTTCACAAAGTCTCCGCAATCCATCACATAGACCACCTTGTTCAAATTTGCTCCTCCAATTCAATTTAATTGGATTTATCTGGTACAAAAATAAAATCCATCGGAATACCAGATAATTCACTCATTTTTCTAAGCTGAGAAAGAGTAGGTTCTGTTTTTCCTTTCTCCCAATTAAGAACTGTAGAATTGGAAACACCAAACTCTTTTGCCCAAGCTTTCTGGGTATAGCGTGCATTAACGCGAACCGCCTCAAGTGAAATCTTCGGCATATATTTTCCTCCTTCCTGTCTTGTTGGTTATATCATAATCCAATTTGTTTGGATTGTCAACACCAAAATCCAAAATAATTGGATTTAGTATTGAATTTTTTATGAAAGTGATGTATTCTATAGAGGAAGGAGGTGAGAACCCGTTGACAGATGAAGAGCAGAAACAAATTTTTGCGAAAAATCTCAATCGTTACATTGCCTTGTCTCAAAAAATGCAGAAAGATGTTGCTAAAGACCTTGGAGTAAACGTAACAACATTTAATATGTGGTGTACAGGAAAAGCAATGCCTGGTACTGGAAAAATACGAGCGTTGGCTGATTATTTCAGAATAGGAATGACTGATCTTACAGACCTTAAGGAAGAAAAAGAAATTGATGCTGAATACGCCGATGTGGCAATGAAAATAGGACTTAACGATAGCAGATTTAAAAGAATCGTTCTTTATTACGACAAGCTAAGCCCAGAGAAAAAAGATTTGCTTTGTGATTTTTTTGAAAAATTCGTTATGTGACACAAAAAGAGCGGGGATCACTCCCCCGCTCTTTCTTCTTTGTATCCTCTTCTGACGAACCAATAGATAAGTTCAATCATCTTTTCACTTTCTATTTGCTCAATCATCTGTTTTATTTCTTTCTTTTTGTCTTCCGGTTGTTCATCTCTCATGATTATGTACCTCCCTGACAGTGCCAATCAAAATAGTGATACCACGATTATAGAACATTTGTTCGATAATGTCAACCGTGCGCCACGTATCTGCCTATTTCGATATACAGAATCTCTAATTTTTCAACTTTTTTCTCCCCCCCTTATTGACAGTTTTTAAAAATATGATAAAATTTTCTGTATAACATCTTTATACTTATATTACACCGGATACCGCACAAGATGTTGACGTAATTTCATGTGTGCTTGCTCTTTTGCTTGATAATTTTCGTCAGAATCTTGATACAAAGGGGGAATTTAAGGTGACTACAAAGAAAGAGATGTTAGACACGTTTGCGGAAAATCTGGAAAAAGAGCGCATAAAGCTCGGGTATACTCAATGTGAATTCGCGAAAAAGCTGGGAATTTCGGCATCTTCTTACCGGAACATCATTTCCCGCCGCGTGGACACGTTCAGTATCATGCTTGCGCCGAAACTCTATGAGCTGACAGGAAGATTCTTATACGAGATGTTCGGCCAACGCAGTATCGAGATTGAAGTGCTGAATAAATTCCGCAAATTAACAGATCGGCAGAAAGCCTACATAACCGCCAAAATAGAATTCGAGCTTGAGATGAAAGCCAAAGAAGAAGACCCTGCGAACATGTTGGATGTCCTGCTTCTGACAGGAAACATGGAAGATGGGATGGTTCTGGATTCCGCACATGAAGAGCATGTGTATTGCCCGGAATATATCAAGAAATACGGAGAGCGGCTGCACTGTGGCATCCGGATAACATCGAACCACTTACATCCCGTATATATCAAGGGCGACATCATCGGAATCTCGAAGCGGCCGCCCAGGGACGGTGATACATTCGTCCTGGTCAATAAAAAGAACGGGCGGGCGTACATCCGTAAATTTATCCAGTCGGAACCGTGCAGAATGGAGCCGATAAACGGGTATGGGGATATCATAACCATAGATCCCGACAACCCGGACGAGATGAGGGAATGGGTTATGTTTGGCGTGGTTATCACGGTTCTGCGCAGATAGGGGGAGTCAATATGGCAGAGACAAAATATTGCAAACATTGCGGACAGGTTATTGACGCGGATTGTGTCGTGTGTCCGAAGTGTGGAAAGCAGGTTGAGGATCTTAAAACAGATCAGAAGAACGTTATTATTAATAACAACAACAGTAGCAGCGCATCCTCTTCTGCTTCTTCATCAGCAGCGGCAGCGGCGAGTGCAAGCCAAGGAGTATACGTCACAGGAAAGCCAAAAAATAAATGGGTCGCTTTCTTCCTGTGCCTTTTTACTTTATGCGGACACAAATTCTACGAAGGAAAATTCGGAATGGGTATCCTGTACCTCTGTACCCTGGGGATTTTTGGAATCGGCTGGATTATCGACCTGTTTACGATTCTAGGAAAACCGAATCCGTATTATGTATAGATAATAAAAAATGGCCTAACAGACTGTGGCGCAATCTGTTAGGCCTTTCATAAGAGGTTACTCCCCGGAAGGAATAATCTAATGAACATGATTATGTTATCACACTTCCGGCGGCTTCGCAAGTGGAACGGGAAAATTTTCGATTTTTTTCGACTATTTTTTCCCGTCTGTTTGCGGCCGCTTTTTTGCACCCATTTTGCGCCGTCTCTGTGGCTTTTCCAGCCACTAAACGAAAGGAGCCTATAGATGGCAAAGGCGAAGTATACAAAGCAAAAGAACGGGTATTTTCAAGCCCGTGTGTGGGATGGAAGTTATGTTGATGGGAAAAAGCACTATATTACGATCCGGTCGAAGAAAAGCAGTAAGGATCTGGAAGCAAAGGTGGCAGCCTACAACGACAAAATTAAGAACCTTGAAGCCGTCCGAGATAAAAACATCCTGTTTCTGGACTACGCCGGGCGGTGGCTGACAGTCTACAAAGCCGAAGCAACGAACAACACGAAGAGGATGTACCGGAATATCATTGAAAAGCATCTGCGGCAGATGGACGGCGTGCGGCTCTGCGATGTCCTGCCGATCCACTACCAGACAGTCCTTAACGACGCGGCCGGAAAGAAACGCATCCAGCAGCAGATACAGCTTACATTCTCGCAGATCATGAAGGCCGCGGTGCATGACCGCCTGTATCCAGCCAACTTGCTCGAAGATCTCAAGGACGTGATGAAGCCAATCGACTACAAGGCAGATGAAAAGCGGCCACTGACCATAAACGAGAAAAAGGCGATGCAAGACGCTGAATTATCCCCATCTGATCGAATTTTTGTGGATATCTTGTACTGTACCGGATTAAGATGTGGAGAAGTGCTCGCCCTTACTCGGTTTGATATTGATTTTTCCGAAAAGATCATCAATGTGAACAAAGCAGTTGAATTTGATGATGCCGGGAAACCGAGCATCAAAGAACCGAAATCGAAGAACGGATTCCGGCAGGTTCCAATTCCGCCGCAGCTCTATACGTCGCTGGAAAGCTACGTGCGGTTCTGCATCAAGGGAACACTTCTGTTTTCCATGCAGGGCGACAAAATGGTGTCTAAATCCTCTTACCGCCGGAAGTGGGAAAGAATCATAAAGGAAATGAATAGAGTCGCTGAAAAGCCCGTCTGCGGACTAACAGCCCATATCTTCCGTCACAACTACTGTACGTCGCTCTGCTACCAGATCCCGCGTATCTCGATCAAGAATATTGCGTCTCTCCTGGGGGATGACGAAGCAATGGTTTTGAGGATTTACAATCACATCATGCTGGAAAAAGAGGACACCGCCGGAGCGGTAGAAGCTGCTCTTTCTATGTGATCCGATGTGACACGAAAATGACACATTTACATTCCTTTACATACCCTTACAATCCCTTACTTTGATTTTTCAATAATTTCATTCCGACAACGCAAAAAGGCTGAAAACCCTTGATTTTACTAGGGTTTCCAGCCTTTTCATTTGATGAAGCATCGGGGATTCGAACCCCGGACAACTTGATTAAAAGTCAAGTTTCCTTACCTCCTAAGATGCCCGCAAATACGCCATTTTTGCGAAAGCCCATGACACAAAAATGACACATTCAGATCTTAGCACATTGTGTCTATCCTGTCAAATAAAAAAGCCGTGCCATTTTGACACGACTCTTTTATTTTTTTCTCATGCTTCTTTTTCCGCGAGATCGAGGTCTGATCCATCGAGAAATTCCCCGTCCTCGTCCGTATTACAGTATTCGAGCGCGTATTCGTCTGCAAATACGTACCCACCAGACTTGCGGTACGAGCAGCTATATTTAGCAAGCTCGGCTTTTGCAAAGTCGTACTGGTCGCCCGTCCAGCGTTTCAGTTCTTCCGGGCTTGCGTTTTCGCCGCAAATGCAATCGCCTTCAACAAAGTTATCAAATTGTTTCCTGGTGTAGCTGCCTACTCCGTGTTTTAAAATTATCGTATTATAAAAGCTATTCATCTCTGTTTTCTCCTTTTCTGTTTTTTTGGTATCCTCTCTAACTACTCTATCGAGTAGTAAAAGGACATACTCCGGCGGGTTTCTTTTTCCCGCCTCCCATCCCTCAAGAGTCCTCTTGGGGATGTTATATTTTCTTGCGAACGCCTCCTGTGTTAAGCCGGAGGCGTTCCGGATTTCTTTTATTTTCATTTTTTTCCTCCTTTATATTCAATAAATTCGTCGTCTGTCTCAACGAATTTATTGATTTCTTCGATCAGTTCCTCTTCGCTGACCGTCTGGAACTCACCGCACTCGTAAGTTCCGTCTTCCAGGCTGTGATCATCGAAGCTTCCGCACACCGGGCAGAAGTCAAATTCTGCCGTAGTGCCGTAGGAAACTTCCCAGCGGCCGTCTTCCTGACGGGTGTAGTCCGTCCAGAAGCCGTACGCTCCGCCGTTTGCGGATTTCTCGGATTCGTACTCCGAGAAATCGTTGAATCTTACTCTCTGGATTCCTTCCAGACTCTTAATTTTTTTTGCTTTTTCCATTTTAATTTCCTCCTTGATTTTTGTTATCCCTTAACTTTGATTATATAATACCACTCATTGGCGTATACGTCAATAGGTTATTTTAGTTTTTTTATTTTTTGCAATAAAAAAAGGCGTAGGGAAAATCCCCACGCCTCTTGATATCTTTTATATTTTTTACTGTCGATTACACCACTCCTGTAAAGCCTTGACCATCGCTGACGGGTAGCTGATCACGCCGTCTACCGGTGTGCCGAGTTTTTTCTGGAGCGCTCGGATGGTCTGCGGTCCGATATAGCCGTCTTCTGTGGTTTCGACCCATTTTTGCATAGCTCTGATCAGGTCAGAGCCGCCGGACAGTTCGTCAGACCATTCGGCCGCCGCGATGCCAGCGCAGTATTCTTTGTTAGCTGTTGGCTGATCGCTGATCACGCCGTCTACTCCGGTTTCAAAAATCTCCTGTAAGCGTTTGGTCAGCTCCGGTCCCCATACTCCATCAACTGATATCGCTTTTGCGGCCGGCTTCTGAACGGATGCTGTACCGCCGTAGGTACAGTATTTTTTATGGCAATTGATCCATCCTGCGCCCGAGAGCAGTTTTCCCCAACTTCCATTCTGGATTTTGGTGATAGTATAGCTGCCCTTATCCCGGATTACTCCGACGATTTTACTGTCTGCATCTGGTGCACTTCTAATATTAAGCGCTGCATCGTTGACTTTATAGATTCCAGGCTCGTATTTCGTATTTTCCGGCTGCTTCGGCGTGTTGGATGCACCGCTGATCAACTTCTCGAAGCGACCCCAGTCATCCCTTTCCATAATCTGACTAGGGCAGTGCTTGCTGCAGATATCATAGTGGCGGTATACGCGGCTAGCCGGAATACCAGTCTCCCGCATGATCTCTTTGACGACCGCTACCGTGTTCTGAAACGCTTTCTCGTAATTATATCCCGCCTGCACGCACATCTCCACACCAATGCTGCTACGGTTGCCGTAGCGTCCAAACAGGTTATTACCGCCGTAATTAACCCCGACGTGCCAGCAGCCGCGGCTATGCGGTGCGGCCTGGTATGCAGTGTCACCATCATCCACGTAATAATGGGCGGACATGTTCGCAAAGTTGCCGTTATACTGGGCTCGTGCGTGTGCCAGAGCGTCGGCTCCGGCCGCGAAGTTATCCGTGTTATGCACCACTATACACCGCGGATCGTTTTCACTATAAGTGTTCGTGTTACTAATTAATGATCTGTCGATTTTCATTTGTTTGTTGCTCCTTTCCCCGGATTCCGGTTCTTTAGCAACATTTTATTTTATTTGCTTTTCGGCGATGTAGGCGCATTTTTAGTTCTTATTTTTGCAGGTAACCCGTGAATACGTTTCCAATTGGCCCTCATTTAGTCAATTTCCTTGTATTGCGTTTCAATTTCTAGGCGATAACATTCTGCCATTAAATCTGACCCATAATCGTTAGGATGAAGTCCGTCTCTCAAACATTTTCCATTTGCATTCTTTACCTCATATAATCTTTTAGTGAAGCAAAATAATTTTTCTAAATTCTTGAATGATATATCTTGCTATTGCTTTTGTTCCATTTGTCTCATTAGGATGTACCAAATCCTTAATATAAGTTCCCCTGTTATACGGCGTAATTCCGCAATTAGCATACAAATCAATACACATGGTACTCATGTATCTTGACTGCTTAATAATTTCATTGGCGATATCAAAGGTATCCTGACCAAAAGTTCTGTCCTGATTCAGCTCGTTCTGTCCCTGTGTTTGACCTCTTCCGCCTAACGGTGTGCATAATATAATCAAAGCATTAGGACATCTTTTTCTCAACTTCATAATAGTCGAAAGAATACCCCCAGTCAATTTACTCACATCATAATCACCACCAGTATACAGCGAGCTGTTTATCCAATCTTTATCCGTAGTATTATCGGCGCTCATTTGGTTTGAGCCGGTTCCAACGTTGATATCATTCGTCCCGCCCATAACAAAAACAATATCACTATCTTTCGGAACAGTTCGCACAATCCTAAGCCACGAACAAAAATCGCAATATTCCCCATCTGCTCCTGCGGTTGCTTTTAACGGAAGAGATGCACCGCTTGTTTGACTCGGATAAGTATATTTTCTTGAATCTGTCCACTTAAATCCAGTTCCACCAATTCCAACAGACAAAACATTTTTTAATCCAAAATATTTTTTTACAATTTCTTGCCACGACCCAGAATGGAAATCATTTCCAAGCGCAGTAATACTGTCTCCATAAAAAACAATTTTTTTATCAGAAAAATCTGGCTTTATAAAATTGATTTCATTTTCAAGGTCTGTGTTTGACAAAGCATTATAAAATATTGGCGAAACAGTTTCATTTATGGTAACTCCACTTTTTACCAAAAGTCTGATTAAAACTCCTGTTGAATCCAAAGGTAAAACAAAGCTATCGATACCGTTTGTTTCAAATAATAAATTGTTTTTATCATTTACCCAGTTATAAACTCTAAAATATACATTTTCTGAGTTCATTATAACTTTGTAAGATTTGCCAAGTTGCAAATATTCTGGAATCATATTTTTAGAATTTATCAAATTCACATAAGATTCATTTGTCGATGTCCCAGTTATAGTACATGACAAATTACTATCCCACATGAATTTAATTGCGTTCATTGTTGTATTATATTTCTCTACACGAGATATTATATTATAAGAGTTGTAACTATCTATATCTTCCTTTAGTGAATCAATGTTCTCTCCTACAACCTTCGAATCCGCCGCTTGTCCGGACTCTTTCAGTGTACTGTCTACCGGCACAATTTTTGCTTCTGTTGCCTGGATCTGCTTTCTTACGGCATCACCGGCCGTGCTGTATTTTGTTCCGTCCGCTCCGACCCGGATGTCCTGAAGCTCTGCGTCTCCCGTGGTGGAGCCACTGGGCAGCTGGGTGAAAGTGTCGATTCGCGAAGCGTTCGCTTTCGACAATGTGGCGGCCTCATTAACTGCGTCAACTAAGTTTTTTGCGGATGTAGTCAGCGATTCGACGGTTTTGTTTTTAAGGCCGGAAGAAACGAAATTCCATAAACTTCCGAAACTGAACTTTTTTGTTTTTCCGTTTGATTCACTCAAAATCGAAATATCGTTGTCTTCGAGTTCTGATTTTTCTGAATATTTTTTGAATTCCGGCATGCTTACTCCTCCGATTCATATCTTTTTAATTTTTCTTTGAGTTTTGATACTTCTTTGCTTAACTCCTGTATGGCTTTATAAGCCACTCCAAGAGCATTATACATATCAATATTACTCTTATCGTGGTCTAATATATCGCCTGTCAAATCGAAACCGTCTCCAATTACAAAACCGATGTGCCTTCCGTCGTCATCTTTTGAGTGACGTTTTAACTTGTACCGGTATACAGTCGTATTATTGATTTTTTCAAGGGCACCGTCTTCATAGGCATGAATGTCTTCTTTCCACTCTGCTTTGGATCCAGTAACCCACGACATCGCTTTGCAGGTTCCGTCTTCCGTAACCACAAAATTATAGTTGTCTTTATTGAACGCCCCGAGGCCGCTCCATCCGCCCCAAACGACCCACGGACCTTTAGCTCCAATACCGTTTTCCTGTGTTCCGATGGTTTCCCAATACTCAGCAGGCTCATCATATACTGTCGTTTGCTTAATTTGCCAGCCACCCATTGTAATGAATACATCTGCTTGACCATTGATATTTCCGTTCGAGTCATAATTGAAGAAATCACCCAGTTTGACAGATTCCGCTTTGTCAATTGAAAATCCTTTGTTGGTCCAAGATCCTATAAGCTCATCATTTTCGTCGTAGACATGAAATTCTCCATTTCCGTTGTTTTTTCCGCCAAGTTTTAAAATACCACCGCGCGCAAATGAAAAGTTGATATAGAGCTTGCGATTAAGTAAATAAATGCCCTGCTCTTCTCCGTTATTCGTTAAGCGATTAAAAATTTCTTCCTGGTCGAGGGCTTTGTTAAGCTCATCAACAGCGCTATCATCGGTATATTTATTTTTCTTCTCCCAATCATCCGCAGAAAATTCTCCGTCCCGTCGATCTCTTACACAGGTCATAATGTCTGCATCCGCGCCGCCAAACCACAAATCACCTACATTGTACGGGGGGACCGGCGTGTTTACGAAAATTTGCGCCTTGCCGTCGATAAAATCAAATAAATCATCCGGAACCTTTGATTTTACCCAGTTTCCGCTGATGTAGATAAACTCATCACCAGTGCTCGGAACCTTCCACAGATCTCCCTCATGAACAGATTTTTCCTTTTCCCAAACGGTCAGAAAAGGATTTCCATTCCCATCTAAGATGTTTTTTCCGTCAGAGTCCAGCAAATATGTTTCTTCCGTGACCGTCCATTCAATCGAAGGGTCGTTTTCCTGATACCATGATTCCGCTTTTTTGTCTATGGAGTTTTCAATGTCTTTGATATTGTCCGCATATTCCCCGTCAACAAAATCATCAAGAATTTTTTTTGAAAGTCTCGAGATAACGGTATCAATGCTTTCACCCTTGATGCTGACTGCAGAAGCCGAAATTCTAACCTCTCCGGTTTCCGCATTAACGTAAAGCGTTTCTGTACCAGACGCGTCCTGAATAACAAGCTCGCCGCCTACACCCCAGTCAAAATTGATGCCTATCGTCGTCATTATTTTGGAAATAAGCGTTCCATCGACTGTAAGGCCAGCATTCCAAGTGTTTCCACCATCGCTGGACACTGCAACCGCTTCTGCTGTCATCTTCCATACGATTTGTGATTCCTTTAATGTAGGCTTGTCGTGAAGATAATAGATATTGCTGCCATCTGACTGTTCTTCCGTAGTCATATACACTCCAGAGGAATTATCCAAACGTTCGCTTAAGCTATTCATCTGTTTTTCAAATTCTGTGTAGTGCCGCTGCGTTATGCGCTTCATCTTCTGATAGATTTCTGCCGCTTTTCCTCCATAAGAAGAAGCTGTTCTTTCCGGTGTATCCAAGTCGCACTTTAAATTGGTGAAACCAAGATAGTTAAATTCAACAGATGTTAATACGGTTGGGAAAACGGATCCATTATTTTTCCTAACAAAACAGGTGTCCATGACCTCCGCCATGGGATACGCAATGTGACTTCCGCTAAAAGAATACAGCTTCAACCCGATAACATTGTTCGCGATGAGCTGCAGTCCGTCAGATTCTTTTCCAACTATTAACGGATTATCAACCGAAAAGCAATACTGAGTATCTCCAATGATAAGCTCAGAATCTTTCCCATCCTCTGTCTCAACTGTGGTCCGTACACCTGTTATTTTAATCGGATCTGTAGACACTTCCGGCGTGCTCTTAAAATCTTCAAAGACCTGGAACCCATCTGTGTTATAGCTTCCGTCCGCTTTTTTTATGTCATTCATGTTGTAACTTTTGATAACAACACGTTCGTTTTCGTCACACAGCGCGTTTCCACCGGCGATCATTGCTATGTTGGACAGAACAGACCTACAATTCACATTCTCCGGGGCTTCTTCTACTACAAAATCCTGATTAGGAAACGACGCGCTTCCGATAATAAGGTTGCACTGGCGACAAACATCCTGATAAATTCGGAATAATGTAGCCGGATAAGTTACTCCTGGAACATATGACACGCTCGTTTTAGAAATTGCATCGGCTGCCGTGAATTCAAGTGTACTTCCGGGAGCAACCGGATCTGTGACATAAAACGTTCCCTCTTTTATTTTTTCTGTGGTTCCGTCAGCCAAAATAACGCCACTTTTTAACGTTATTTTGGCTGCGAGAAAGTCTTTTTCATCAAAACTGCCGTCGCTATTATCAATGGTAAGTTTAATTGTTTTCGAAATCGCCGCGCCAAGAGGGAAAGAATTATTTCCGGCCGTCTGTGTGATAGAGTTACCTGTCACGCGAAAGTTTTTTCCTGGACTAAGCGTAAGCGTAGAGCCATCCGAAAGAGTCATATCTGCATACGGATAGATTATTGCCCCATTTTTCACTTGTTCCCTAAACGCCGTACTTACATTTTTCATACAGGATTAACCCCCGTTGCTTGAAAACTTAACTCTGAGCATTTTTCTTCTCCATCTACAAGCGAATAAAAGGCTGTTTCGATATTCGCAGTGTAAAAAGGTGATGTTTCCCATTTGCCAGAGTATACATTGAAATGGAAAAAATCATACTGTTTTTTTCCCTTGATTTCCTGCAGGATTTTAGCGGCATTTGCTGCAGAAATATCGCTCCATTTGAGCTTGTACGCTTCAACCGTAAAGAGCGGTGTGTTCATCATAACGCCGCTCATAATACGTCCAGAGTCATCCGATGAAGTGGTCGCATAAGAAAGAGAATATCCATCTTCGTCCACTTCCGGAGCTTCAAAAGAGCCAAATTTCAAGTGTTTTTGTGCCATGATAGCCCCTTTCCTTAAAATTCGAATTGGTTTTGACCAGTCTGCATCTGTCTCAACTTTCCTTCTGATATCGTCTCGTCGAAAATAATCTTTCTATCAAGCTGAGCTACAAATCTATAAGTAGATGACTTTCCGCCGGACTCTTCCCGGACAATCTTACGAATAAGGCCTTCCGGTGCTTCGATATTGTTTCCGCTCCGCTGATCACCAAGGACAGCAAGGAATTCCTGGTTCGGCGGAATAACTGCGCCGGATGCCAGATGCGGAATTTTTCCAATCGTTGAAATATTCACCCCAGGAATTTTGTTTGCACCGCGAATCAACGTGTTGATTCCGTTAATCGCCTGGTTAATCATGCTGATAATTCCATTAATAGGAGCACGCAGGACGTCGCCAAGTCCGCTCATAATGCTGGAAAAAATATTTTTGACGCTCTGCCAAGCATTCCGCCAGTCACCAGTAAACGCGTATTTAATAAAATTCATAATCCCAATAAATACGTTTTTCATAGTTCCGAATATTGACTTAATCAAATCGCAAAGCACCTGCGGAGCAATGCCAGCTACGCCAAAATATTTTACCCAGTCAACAGAGAATAATTTTTTCACCAGTGACATAAATGGAGTTAAAATATAGTCTCCAATCCATTCAATTACAGCGCCGCATGTATCCGCAAATCCCTGTGCTATTTGTCCTGCACCGGAAAAAGCTTTTTTCCAGTCGCCCGTAAACACACCAACAAGGAAATCGATCAAACCGCCGAGCATATCCAGAATTCCGTTCGCCATTTCTACCGCAGCGCCCAATAAATCAATAGCCGCGTCGCCTAGCCATTGTACAACAGGAGCCAATAACGGAATTACATTTTGAAGAATCCAATTAATAAGGGGAACAAGAACGTTATTCCAAATTTGCTGTAGCGCATCAATGATTTTTGCGCACACATCAAGGAATTTATCGACAAAATCTGTAAGAGGTCCATTAATCAAATCTTCGAGCCGCGTTCCCCATTCATCGATGATAGGCACTACATAACTATTGTAAAGATCAAGCAATGTTGCCAAAATAGACGCACAGCCTGATTCGATATCATCAATAAATGGCTTAACGATCTCATCATAAAATGCAATGATTTTGTCGGATGTATCGTTTAAAAAGTCCTCGATAACCTGCGCGAGTTGCTGAATAGGTGCGATTGTTTCGTTAATCGCTTCAACTAATTTATCTTTGTTATCGATCCATGGCTGCCAGGCAAGATACATTTTATCGCGCTCGTATCGTGCAAAAATTTCTACAGCCAAGCCGCCTAAAGATGCAAAAATTCCGATAAGATTTCCTGTCAAATCCTGCGCTGTTTGTGTGCCAAACGTTTTTGCAAATACTTCGGCTATCGTTTTTGCGATAAGTCCGAATTCATCTGCAATTTCTGCTCCGACGTTGAAAACGTCAACCAAAAATTTCTTGATTCTATCTTTATTTCTGCTCAGATAGCTTTCAAAACCGCCTACAAGATTAACAGCCAGTGTAAGGCCTACGCTTGCTATTGATCCGGCCACGACCCCGAGATTATAGATTACAGATTCTGCAAAGCGTTTCGCAGCTCCTACTACTTCCGGGTCCGTGAAGATCTCAGCAAGATTCCTTTTGATGGATGCCAGATCCTTTTTCAGTTCTGCAAGCTGCGGTTTGTAATCTCCAAGGCCATCCCAGAAGCCGGACATAAACAGGTCTTTAATCTTTTTCAGTAAATCAAAAACTTTCTGCAGATTATCCAGAAAAGCGTTAGGGATCTGCTCTTCCGTGAACATCGGTGCACTGCCTGTTCCTCCTCCACCGCCGCCAGCTCCCGGGGATTTGCCGCCACCGCCGCTGCCGGAACCGCTGTCGCTTTTCGAATCCATCTTGTTCAGATCATCGAGAGGGGAAAGGTATTTTTCCGTTGCTTCTGCGGCCGCATCTGCCGCATCTGCCGCGTCGTTGGTTGCGTCCGCTACATCTTCCGCACTCGATGCCGTATCGCTTAGAGATGCCGCGTAATCCTTCTGAACAGCTAATGCTCGAGTATATGTTTTCTTACCAGACAGCATCGAAAAGAACATGCTTACGTAAGTTGCCGCGGTGCTAAGCATGTCGATGAATTTTGACAGAATCGGTGCAATCGCTGTAAGAATCGGCGCAAATGCTGTCGCAAGACTGTTTTTGAGCCGTTCCAGGCTGCCCCACAACATAGAGATAGCCGAGTTGGTTGAGCCGGATTCCTGCGCCAAATTTGACATTCCAGCCACAACCGCGCTTCTCAGCTTATTGAAAAGAACGAATAATGAGCGGATGCCTAGACCGTATTTTAGCAACGTCATAATTCCGTTTTTGGCATTTCCCGCCGCGCTTCCGGTCTCTTTCAGCGAATTTGCGGCTTTCCTTCCGCTGTCAGCCACTTTTTTATTTGAATTTGCCAGCTTTTCTCCGTCGCCAGCGGCTTTTTTTGTTGCTGCGCTGCTTGCTGATTTCGAATAATTATCAATGCTGTCTTTTACGCCGTCATATGACGTTTTCAGCCGGTCATTGATATTTGCCAGCTTTTCTTCTTCCTGCGCCAGTTTTTCCGTCGACGCTGCTGCTTCTTTTGTAGGTTCGGTATTAATCGTTGCAGTACCGGCTTCTTCCATCTCACGCATTTTGTTTGCGACCGAATCGTATTTGTCACGTAAAAAGTCAAGGTCAACCGCAAGCTCTCCCATTTCTGCCGTCTTACTTCCGTCATCATTCGACGACCAAAGTTCATCCCATTTTTCTTTGGTAATCGAAATTTTCTCATCCAATTTCGCAAGTTCTGACTCAAGCTGTGCGTACTGCTGGGTTGGAGTTTCTGATCCTAGTGCGGACGTGAACGCTCTTCCTGTTTCTTCAAGATCCTGCAACTCACCTTTTGCATATTCAATTGTTTTTGCGAGCTGGTCAATATCATACTGATAGCTCTTATACTTTTTGCTGTCTTCACTTCCGCCCAGCGCCACAAATTTTTCCTGCGCATAGATTAGTTTGTCCATCTGCGTCTTAGCAGACTCTATCTGTGCCTGAATCTCTTTGTATTCGTCGGTCGGTATCTGCTGTTTTCCGAGTTCAGCAACCTTTTCTTTGAGCTGTTCGACTCTTTTTTCCTGCTCTCTGTACTGATCGTTCAGCTTCGAGAACGCGTTCGCCTGTTTGTTGAGTGATGCTTTGGCCTTGTCTCCAAGACCATTAATAGACGAGATACACTGCCGCACATTCGCTTCCAGTTCCTTACTGCCAGCTTTTGCGCCGTTGGTGTCAATCTCCGTATCAATGATGATATAGCCGTCAGCCTGTCCCGCCATGCGTTTTTCCTTCCTACCGTGTAACTTTTAACGGTTTGTGCCGGTGCTCCGTATGCTCCGGCAGTTATTTTGATATTCCAAAAAGCTCTCTAAGAGCTGCTTTTTCTTCTTCGCTTCTCTGGCCGCTTGCCGATTTGAGATCGATGATAGCCTTATTATCCCTGTAATATTCCTGTTCCCACTTGTCCAGTTTCTTTCCTTTGGCTTTTTTATCTCGGATACTTACCACAGTTGCGAACGTGCCTTCCCCGATCTCCATGTAGAAAGCAAAAAAAGTCCACCAGTGCAGATACTTCTGACCGCGCACATCTTTTCCGGCAACCTTATTGATGGACGGAATAATAATGGTTGCATCCTGTATCCAGTCCATTAATTTTGGCCTTTTTCGCTTTGTGTCCTCTGAAAAACCGCAGTCAATAAATTCACATGCTTTTTCCGCAGCTTCTTCCCATTCTCCGGGTGGCATATCGTCAAAATCAATATAGAGGATAGCTAACATACTTATGACCTGTTCCGCCCTCTTTTCGTCCTCGGTCATATCTGGTTCGAAAATCTCGGGATCGTTCATACATTGCAAAATATCCAATACCACTCGATAATCTGAGCGTATTGGATATTCTTTTCCTGCAACGTTGAGCGATGTTGGAAGGCTCCACGCGTCCATTATTTACGATATTTTGTAACGTACTTGTTCATACGTGTTCGAACTTTTTTCGCCCTGTGTTCGGTCTCAGTTTCGATCACGCGGCCGATAGCGTCAACAACTTCTTCGAAAAACAGTTTTCCAGAAGCAAGCGGAGAGAACGGGCCTAAGATGCTGAAAAATGATTCTTTTGAATCCGATCCGATCAGATAGGAAAGCTCATCAGCAACCATGTTTTCAACCTTTTTGATGTCCGCCGGTTCGTTTTCCGGCACTGAAAAGCTGTTCAGATGTTCTACAACCTCATCATATCGTGAGATAAGATTGGTGTCGGACGGTCGAAAATCAAATTTCCCGTATACATGGCCCTGCTTATTTTTGATGTAATAAGTTTTTAAGCCATCATCAATAATGATATCGTTACTCTGCGGTTTTACGAGTTTGTTGCTCATTGGAAAGCTCCTTTCTATTCGTGTGTGATCTTACGCCAGGGATGTGCTTTTATCGGAAGCTGGCGCTGCGCCCTCATTAAATTCCGGAGTTCCGGTTTTAAGAGAAGCTGCGCTTACGTATCCTTTTGTGAATTTGCCATCCTCAGAAACAGCGAACGGGATATTGAGACCTGCAGTATCGCCTCCGTAAGACTGCGGTTTTACGATGACTTCGCGTACGTACGCAAGATGATTTGTTGCCGCTGTGTCTTCCACGATTACCTCCAGCATAAGGGTTTTACATGCATCGCCTTTTTTACGTTCAAGGGCGATATCTCGCAGTACCGGATACAGTTTGTTATCCGGATCAGCATAGAACGGATCAGCGTCCATAGACGGCTCATATCCGTTGTCTCTCGTTTTGGTCTGGCCGAGAATGTTTTTGGTTGTTTCAGTGTCCGGGTTAAGCTCTACGGACATATCCTCGATGTCATCACCTACCAGCACCCAGCTTGCGGATGCCACGACTCTCTTGAAAGTCGAATCAAGGTAAGTGGCCATTGCTTCACGCTCAAGTTTAGACATGTTTTTTCCTTTCTACCGCGTAACTTTTCGCGGTCAGCGGCTGCCGAATCGGTGCCGGTATGATTATTTTTTGAATTTTTTCCGATATTTTAAGGACATACTGATAACCCAGTCTTCCACTTTGTTCTCTGCCACCGTATCAAGATAAGATGGCGTAAGACGGGTTATAGATTCAATAACTCTTCCTTCTGTAAGTGTCGGGTAAGATTCTAGATGATATTCTTTCCTATCCACCTGCACAGGCTGTTTTTCCAGCCATTTTCCGAGAGTGTCAAGAAATTCTTTGATTTCTGTCTTAATTCCCGGCGTTGTAGGTGCTGAGCGATACACGATGTGAAACGGATAGTTGCAAAGCTGATCCACAATTCCTGTGATGTATTTCTTTTCAGAAGCAACCACAGCTCCACTCACTGGATAGAATGCAATCCCTTCATCCTCTTTGAGCGACGAAAACTTGATCTTTTCGTTCGGCTGAAGTCCGGGGAAAGTGTTCAGAACTGTTTCCAGTGCTTTCGTTACGATGTCGTATCCGTCCACATCGTATGTAACAGGTTTTTTAACCTCCTCCGGCACGTTTCTTCACTCCCTTCACCCATTCTTTGCCGTGTGCCGCTTTTGCGGCATCAAAACAGTGATCCGTAGCAGACGGATGCGCGGTTCTATCGAATTTTAGTGGTGTATCAGTAACAACTTTTTTTGCGCCAGGTCTCGCCCACGCTGAACGCGTCTCCGGATCAACCATAAGTTTTCCCTCGTACAGGAACCGTCCATACGGCGGAGCGCCTGCACACACCTTTCCAGTGCCTTGTATGGATGCGCTACGCACTCTGGTGGTGTCTACCATGATTCCGTCTCGAAATGGCATGTACGGGATCATATCATTCATAACCTGTCCATCAAGCCAGAACTGCGCTTCCTGGAACTGCTTGTCGAACCTCGTAAGGTCTACTTGCACCTTAACGTGTCCATTCACAACCGAAAAACTGGGGAAATGCTTTGTATTGCTCATCATCTTCCCCCTATTTCAAAATGAGGAATAAGCCTGTACGGACCGCCTACATTGCTGATGGAAAACACATTATCGTATTTTTTATTCATGTAGTCATAGAAGCCGCGGTCTACTCTGCTTGTGTATTCCGCGTCTTTCACCACGCCGTACATCTGCCGTTCAACAATTGTGGAAATCGGCATTTTCTCGTGATCCTGCACGTATGCCCCATTGTGGTCGATAAGATACGCCTGTTCTTTCGTGACGCAATAATCACCGAGCACAAAAAAATCTTCACTCGCAAAAGTAATTGTTCCCGGAAGTTCTTCGTTTGTTTGAGCTTTCCAGGCTTTCGGTGATAACCATTTCTTTCCCTGCACCATAATAGTGCCGTTATCTGGCGTATATGCCACGTGCAGACTGGCTGTATCGGCGCTGTCAATGCCTGTTCGGACTATGTTTGCGACCTTATCCGTGATAAGATCCACATGCTGCAGCACTGTCGGATACCAATATACATTTCCGGTCTGATCTTCGTACCGGTTGAAAAGAGTTATGGTTTCGTCATACATGTTTCCACCTACTTCTTATTCTTCACGAGAGCCGTTTCATATTGACCGCCAAAACGTGATTTTCCATTTGAGTACCACGTATAGCCTTTGGGATTCGTAAGAGCATTTTCTACGAGTTTCCAGCCTTTAGGGTGGTATTGAAGCGTTTTACCGTCTTACCGTTTACAGTTTTCATCATTCCACTGTTGCTACCTCTTCCGCCCATCTCACCACCTCACGCCTGCATACAGGACCGGAACGCCGTCATCCGTCATAACGCCCTGTAGATTTTCGAGAATAATCTGTGTAACGAGCACGTTTTCTACCTTTTTGTCCATCGCCGCTTGTCCGTAGACGTTGGAATTTGTACCGCTGGTTCCGGTCACGTAGGAGATGCTTTCACTGCCGGAAGAAATCGAAGAAACGGCCTTATTGATGACCGTTCCATCTTCTCTCTTTACGGTTCCTACTGTTTCCATCGCGGCATGTTTTACGGTGTCGATCTGAAAAAGCGCATCCGCCAGTGTACAGACCGCTTTCTTGATCTTTTTCTGTGCCCGTTCGTTTTCCGGCAGCCCGTCGGCAAGCCGGTCGAATGTCAGAATATCGATTCGATCACTTGCCCGCTCGGCGTACCGCGGAAAGTCGGATTCTGGCACGGTATCGCCGAAATATGAAGTTGTGTAAAATTCATAATCTGCATAAGCCATGCCAGATACCTCCTATCGAGTGATGATGCGTGCAATTGGGATTGCTTTGATTGGGAAATACTTCTTGGTAGAAGTACTGTTATCATTTGCAAGTTCCCAGTTAGCACCACTCTCTAACTGGGAATTCGTTGGAGAAATGAAACTAGGTGTTTTGAAAGAGATGCCGTATGGGGAAAAAATTTTTCTCTGGCGGGAATACAAAGTATCCTCGCCACCTTTTTCCTTCGGATCTCTATCCATCTCATACGGAACCTTGGCACCACAGTTTGTGTACTCGATTGCACCATTTCCGAGAACGTACGTTGTGTACGCAGTGCCCGCTGGAAGAAGCACAACATAATCTCCTTCTTTTACGTCGGTTACATCGCTCTGCACAGTGGCTTTTGCCACTTCTCCTTCACCAGATCCGGCTGTTGTAACTTTTAATGCCCCAGGATCTGTTTTTGCGGCCTTGACATATTTTGCGCTCAAAGAAGTAGTCGGCATATTGTCATCAATCAGGACAGTGCGGCCATTCAATGTGGCGAGTGTTAAATCTCTTTCGATTCCTTCGCCGTCATTGTATTTCATGTACGCAAGGAGTTTGAGATTTTCAAGATTAGTGGCAATCTTAGAATGCATAATTGCCAGACTGAATTTCCCTTTGTTGTCTCCAAGCGCCTGCTGAATCGCATTGTTCAGCGTGGTTTCCGCAAATCCTGTTTCTGTCGCAGACATAGAAACATCGTATGTGTGGTCATTAACAAACTCTTGGTTTTTCTGGCCAGTCATCGAAAAAATTCCTTTCAGTACGCAGAGTAACGTTTCCTGGTCTACGTCATCCCAGTATTCAGCTACTTCCTGCGCTGCTGGCATAAAGTCTTCTCCAGTGATATCGGAGGAGAAATCTTTTTCTGTCCATCCGTGTGCACGTCCAACTACAATTCTTCCGTGAGTGTAAGTATCTCTGGAATCAGCAGTGATATCCGTATTGCCGTCATAATTATCCGCAGTTCCGCCAATTCTTGCCTTGATCGGAATTGTGATATAGTTTCCGCCTGTCTGATCCGGAAGCATAGTTGCATACTGTGGTTTTTCTACAATAGCGCCGGATTTCAAAAGTTCATTTCTGTTGAGGTTTGGTACAACATCGACATACGCACCGAACACTTCACCGTTAAAATTTTTGGTATCAAATAATGCCATAAAAAATCCTTTCTACCTATAACTTTCAAAAGGTAATTAGGTTAGCAACGGTATTACAAACATACCATCGGTTTCTCTGTTACATATACTGTTTAATATCAAGACCTGGATTTTCGTTCTTCATTTTCATCAGCTCAGCCATCGTATATTTCTGTCCTTCCTGGTGATGCTCTTTACTTGATGGTTTTGTAAAACGGGCTGCATTCTGCTGTGTCTGTTTCTGCTGCTGATCCACGAAAATTCCTGTCTTCTGTTTTCCGTCCTTGTCGGTAATCATCCCTGAGAAGATGTCCGAAATGGACTTTCCTTTTGCAGAATCAGCGTCCAGAGCTTTCGCAAGCTCCGCGCGGTAGTAATCAGCCGTAATGCTGTTCAAAAACTCGTATTTCTTCGCTCCCTTTTCATCTGTAGCCGTCAAGAAATCATTTACCTGTTTTTCGACCTCTGCCTTTCTGGCATCTGCTGCCCGTCCGGCTTTCTCTTCATTGAGCTGTGTGGTGAGGGTTGTTACTTTCGACTGTAATTCTTCAACGTTTACGTCTTTGAATCCCTCAAGCTCTTTCTGCACATCGTCCAGCGAGTTCTTGTATTCATCCCGTTTTGTTACCACCTTGTCGTAATCTGATTTGGTCCGATAGTTTTCTTCCATCTTCTTTTTCAGATCCGCTTTTTTGTCTTCCGGAATCTCGATTTCTAGTTCTGAAAGAATTGCTTCGTAATTCTGCATTTTCTATCCTCCTAAACGTTGTTTTTAACTGCCCGTCGGCAGTAATGGATTTAGGCAGATCAACCTCTGCCGGGGTAATGGGAAAATAGGATTCGAACCTATCAAGCAGTCCAAAGATCCAGCATCTTATGGCAGAATCAAGGGGGATGATGCCAGTTTTCCATTACTGTTTCCCAATTGTGTAATTCATAGTAATAAGAAACACGCCGCGTTTTCAGAAAGGCTTGAGGAACGGAAAACGCGGCATATTTCAGACACGTTCCGAGCCTTGTGCAGGCTCTTAACAGGATCCCCTAGAACGTCGAAAGGAGGTGAATTGAACATCAAAATGACTTACAAGCCAATCCCAACTTCTTTTCACGCTCCTATCGTACTATATATGGTATTTCTCGTTGTACCCATCTTGCTGTCATGAATCAGCAAGTTTTCGAATCTGCTGCATGATGGCCTGTCTCTCGTCTCGGAAATCCGCATCGAGAATCATGGCCTGCAGCATATCGAATACCTCAACCATAAGACGGCCGACGGAGTCCATCAGCTTGTCTTTGTGCGCCGCGTCTCCGTGTTCCTGGTACGCCATTTTTGCCGCAATGTACTCGTCATACAGCGCGTCAATATTCTTATCGTATTTTCCGTTACTGTATTTCTTAATCAGCGTTTCTGATGCGTCCATCATAACCGCTGGAATGCTCTCACACTCCATTTTCCGCATATTACACAGAGTGGTTGTGATTTTGAACATTGCGTCAAGGTTATCTGTCGTGAGTTTCTGCATCGCAGATTCTTTTTCTCTTTCCAACTGCTTTTCCAGCACTTCTTTCACGTTTCCCATCATTCAACCTCGATTCCTTTCATGCGTTTTTTGTATTTCTCGTGCAATTCTTTCTGCGACTCAGTGATGTGAACCATATCATAGCCGGTTGAGATCAGATCAAGAATAATCTTGTCAATTTCTTTCAGCTCATCACCCACAGCATCTACCAGTGAAGCTACAAGTACGAAATCTTCCACGTTTCCTTTTTCAAGAAGCGCGGCGGCATAGATCTGATACACCTCTTTTGTTTCCTCTTCCCATTCCCGATACGCTGAAAATCCATCTTCTACAGCTTTCTGCTTAGTCCCTTTTCCGACAGATATGCTTTTCGCGGAGTACCAGCTATCCGGAATCATCTTCACTTCACCAGAAAACCCATTTTGAATCAGTTTTCCGTGTCTTTCGATGCGATATTTGCATATTTTTCTTCTTTCGATGCTTTCCGCGAGGTGCTGGTACTCATGAAGCCGCTTATATCCCTTCAATCCGAGAAAATCGAAATAGTCCGCGAGCTGATCGTGCATCATGATAGCCGCGATGAAGCGGCTGTTGATTTCCGAAAAGATAGCATCCGCATCTGTTACGTCTGTTTTGCTTCGGAAAGTAATCATGATTCGTCACCCCCTACGCAACTTTTTTGATGATGAGGTTCGCGTCTTTTACCAGTACTTCGGTTGTAGAAATATTTCCGACTGATACAGTAAGGCTTGTTCCTGCCGGTACAGGGATCAGCGTGTCCGCGCTCACATTCTGATAAGTGTTCGCCGTAACTACGGTATAGTCCATCTCTGTTCCTCCAACCGCTTCTCCGTTCAGTTTCAGCGTAAGCACGGTCGCGCCTGCTGCCGCCGCTGTTACGTTTCCGTTGAACTGTAATTCTACCGCGATAGGAAGGTTCGTCCGGTTCGTGATTGTGAAAATTCCGCTTCCCTCGATGTGGTTCAGCCATCCGCTGGAGCATCCACAACGACGGGATTTTACGCGGGTATTGGTGAATACAACATTCTGTCCTGCCGCTACTGTCTGTTCTGCTTTTGCAATTACATTTAACATAATTTCTCTCCTTTTTGGAATGAAACAGGGGCAAGCTCCACGCCTACCCCTGTAATTTTGCACAACTACTGTTTCGTAGATTTGGAATCTTCCAACATGCTGATTATTTTATTTTGGTTTTCGATGATCCGGTCAAGGTACTTTCTGTCCTGTTCCTGCAGGTGTTTTGCGATATCCGCATTGCTTGCCTGTGACAGGTCACTCTGATAATTCATCGCCTGCAGGAATACACCGAACAGGTTCAGAAGATCGAGTGCGGACAGCTCGCTTGTGTTCATCACAGCACGTTACCGCCATTTCCGCAACATCCGCCGTATCCGGTCATGTTGTACGCGAAATACGGGGAGCATGTAAGATAAGCCGGTGTAGGTGTCGGACGTACCGCATCAATGATTGTACGGGTCTGAGAAACCTGTGAAATCTGATTGTACGCGTTCTGCAGATCGCGGTCACGGTCTGCCAACTTATCTCTGAGTGTCTGGATGGTGTTTTCCTGCATCATCTGTCTGGTTGCGTTTCCGTCTGCCAAAATGCTCTCCTTGATGTCGCAGCAACACTGTGCCATCTGCGCCTGCATATTCTGTGCCATGAGTGCCGCATCATACCGGCTCTGCAGGATTTCTTTCTGCGTTTCACAGCAACAATTCTGCTGTGCCGCCTGTACCTGCTGTAAGCCGAGCTGATTGGTGTAACGATTTTCCAATACGTCCCTCTGTGTCTGGCAAGCAGTGTTGGAAACGTTCTGATTGGTGTTGAAAATATCACGTTTCACAAATTCATCTGAAATGAAATTGTCCTGCACACCAGTTTCAACGCCGCCGCGGTTCCATCCTCCCATCATCGGGAACAGAAATGCCAGCAGAATAATCCAGATCCACCAGCATCCACCGCCCCAGTCATCGTCATTGTTTCTCGTTACGGCTGCTACATCAGCCGCGCTAAGTCCCATTGTTCCATCTGTCATGGTTCTTTCTCCTTATCCTTCTATTTATTAAGGCTGTGCACCGCCCTAATATCTTATTTCATCAGCCCGGAGAACTGCCCCGGGTCCATCCCGTTCTGTCTGCACATTTCCTCGAATACCTGCTTCGGGTTCTTTCCCTTGCACATATCCATAGCCTTTTTAACATTCGGGTTTGTCTGCGCCATCTGTTCTACTGCGGCCTGCGGGTTGCCCGCCTGTTTGAGCTTATTGACCATCTGCATAGCCTGCATCATCGCGCCCATCGGGTTGTTACCGCCGCCCATATTGCCTATCATGCTCATTAATGGATTCATACGGGTTCCTCCTTATTCTCCGGCTTTTCGCCTAATCGCGTCAGCAGAGCGTCAAATTCCTGCCGCGTAACGTATTCTTGTCTTTCTTCTTTCGTCTGGCTCTGTGCCGGGTTTAGGGCTTCTGGCGAGATCTCGGCGAACTGAAACACCTTGAAAGTCGCGCTTCCCATGCCGTCCACAGACTTAACGTAGAACACAGGGCTGTTGTTGTCCATCATCCAGGCAGTGTGTCCAGGCTGGACAATCTGATTTCTTGCGCCCTCGATGCCTGCAACCTGTATCCAATTTACGTTGCTAGTCGGTGCCTGCGGCTGTTGCTGACTCTGTGGTGCATACATGCTCATCTGCTGGTTTCTCGCCTGTTCCAATTGATTGATTCTCTGCTGAAGCATTGCCTGTTCGTTCGCAAATGCCTGCGGGTCAATATACGGATACATATTCATCCCTCCGTTCTCTTTCTACTCATATTTTAGGCGCAAAAAAAGGACTCTGACAGTTCGTCAAAGTCCCATGAAATGCTTAAAAAAGTATCATCAGCATACTTTAATGATTTTGGTGTTTACGTTTCTGCTGATCCGTTTGGCAGTAGAAACAGAAATGTTCATTAGTTCCGCACACTTTTCGAGCGGAATATTCCTACTCCGATAATCAAAAAGTGTACGTTCGTCACGCGTAAAATTACAATACGTGCGAAAATATTCCAGCTCCGGTACTGTGAATTCATACACTTTCAAGATAAGCCCTCTTAATTTTTCTTGTCGGTCATCGCATTTACAAGTTCTTCCCTCGTTTTTTTTAATCCCTCGATGTTGTTCCCTGTAATCTTATTTTCGATCAGGTTGAACATACTCCTCATTATCAGATTCATATCATCTCGTTGGGTGCGGATAGAGGTATAATCTTTCTCAAGTTTTGACTTGATATCCTTGATATCCTCCTCTATTGTCTGCATCCTCTTTTCCAGATCCCTCTCGGGCTTTTTGAATTTCTTCCATGCTCCGGTCAGAACCACAATCGCGCCACCTACTGTAGTTATCCAGCCGCAGAGAATCATGATTTGATTAATCGTCTCAATCATCTGCTTTTTCCTTTTTGCGTTTTTGATATCGCCGTGCATCCGCTGCGGCTCTTGCTGCCTGTTTTCGGTCCCAATGGGCTATTTTCAATCGCTCATCATAAGGGCGCAGGTTGTTGTCTTCGCAAAACTTGCGATATGCTTTATTTTGCTTACTAAGCAAATTAGCTTTTTGCTCTGTTCTACTTTGCAATTTGCTTTTCGTCTCGTCATCGCTTGCGTTGTCTATAGCATATTGCAAAGTTTGAATTTGCCTTTTGCTGTTTCGTATCCTGCGTTCCAACAATCGTTGCCGCTTCTGTGCTTCTTCCACCTTACGATTATCTGCGTAAGAGATATTTTTCTCGTCGAATGGATTGTTCTTTCCGTCACCAGATCCGAAACTATGACGGCAATTCCAGCCGCCCAGTCCCTCGCCGGTACCGTATCCAGTCACCTCGTAAAAGTTCGGGTATCTCCTGTCTTTTCCGGTGCGGGAATAGAATCGTCCTTGCCACCACAGATGATTCCCTGGGTTCTGCCCGCCGTCTCCCGTTCGTGCGCCTACATGTGCTGAAACAAGAATAATGTCCCAATCCATTTCTTCCATCCGCGCTTCTGATACGTCGCACGCCGCCTGCGCTATGCCGGTGCGTACGATGGTCATGGTCGCAGATTCAAGGCTCTGACGGTATCCGGTCGGGTACTTGACTGTAAGCCCCTCTTCGGACACTTTCTCGATCAGATCAGCCACCACAGCGCCGTAAGACTCTCCGCCGCTCAGAACCCTGTGGTAGGCGCTGTCAAGCTCGTTGATAAAAAGTCTCTGCGCTTCTTCTGCGGTCGTCCGGGTGAAGTTCCGCCATGTGCCCGCGGTCGCCTTATAATCTCTTTCGAGTACGCGCATCAGTGTGGGGGAAAGAAGAAGCGGCGTAGGTACCAGCCCAGCCGCCTTATATACCGCGTCGTCCCACTTGAGCGTCTGTATTCCCGCGTCAACGCAGGCTGATTTGATCTCTGATAGCTGCTGATTGGTCGCCTTTGCTATCTCTTTCTGGATATCTTCCAGCAGATAGCCAGCTTCCTGCAGTGCTTCGATTCTCCACTTGTCCGCCGCCGTCAGCATGTAGTTTTCGCCGCGTTCCATGCGTGTTAAAATCGCCTTGACGATCTTCCGCATGATCCGGTTGTGTAAATCCTCTGTGATGGCTTCTGCGCCCTCTGCCGCGTGCTGCAGATACTCCGGGGTAAGCATGTCTTATTCCTCTTTCTGTGCCTGTTTGATGATCTGGTTTGCTCCGGTGCTTGCTAATCCGCTGACAATGCCTACGGCTACCGCATTAAGCACGTCATGCGCCGGAAAGTCCGGGATTGTGTACATACCAACAACGCCAAGCACCGCTCCCGCCACTCCTACCGCGCACGGAATCCACTTGTTGCTAATCTCCGTTGCTTTCATCATCATGCCTACCAGATAGCAGACTACAGTGATGCAGACCACGGTTGCTACTCCACTCATATCCATGTTATCATTCCTCCTTATATTTGCTGTCAAAAAGCTCATCCTCTTTCTGTGTGGCTTCTTCGACCATCGCCTTAGCGTCTTCTTCCGAGAATCCCTCGAATTTGACGAAATACATCCACGCCGGAACTTTTCCGGCATTAACGTAATTCCACCAGCGTGCACGGTCCTCCTCGCGGTTATACGTGATGTCGCCGAAATCATAAGTAACTTCGTACTCTCCCGCCGGACTCTCGCCGTACAGATCCGCATAGACGCTCAGCGCGTAATAGACGGCATCCATGCACTTCTCTAGCTGATCCCGCACATCCTTGATGTATTGGATCGTCCGCCGGTCATCGGATTCAACCTGCGTTGCTGTTACCATACCGGTTTTTTGGTCGAACACGAAATAGCCGTTGGAGAATCCAGCCTTATAGCCGATCTGCGATAATAACGCATTGATTCCCTTAACCCTCACTTCTGTGTTGAGTGTCGGGTTGATTTCCTGGTAGAAAGAATCCGGCCCCTCGCCGTAGACGTTTCGAACGTACTTCGGCAAGTTCTTTGTTGCGGCAGCTCCCGGGTTCACCTTATTAACCGGCGTGCCAGCCGGAGACAATAACCTGTCATCTGCCAGAACGATTCGTTCACTGTCGTGGATTTCTCCGGTCATGCGTGAATATGCAATATCAAGGTCTTTCAGCTCTTCCAGCGCTTCGGCATATACCGGCAGGCCGAGCGGTGTTGACTTGTCCACGTTGTTCGCTTGCGGTGTCACGAATACGCCAAACATCGGGCCATCCAGGCTTTCTCCGTTCGCTTTCAGAATCGGCGGGGAGTCTGCCATAAGCTCAGACCATTTCGTATCTTTCAGCGCCACCGGATCGCCGATTGAATCGGGAGATTTCGACCGATACGCCCGGTTGGAAATATAGTAAGGGCGTACTGTTTCCTCGCCCTGCTTCTCTTCTGCAAATCGGTGATATTCCAGTCGTGTGTAGTACCATTTTCCCTGTGTGTACGTGTCCTTGAATATCATTCCGGTGATATTCTGGTTATCATAATCGGTTATAAGCACTTCATCAGGTGTGAATACATCCAACGTCTTCCCGTTCGGCTTGATGACTACCGTGCCATACGCACAGCCATATTCCACCCATTTGCGGATACTAAAAAACACTGCATCCGTCTGTTGCTGCAGCCATTCCGCCCGTTCTGATCCCTCGATTGTGATTTTGATTGCTAACGTCGTCAGCCGCGCTGTTTCGGAACTTAGCGATTTTGCAAAATTGATTGTTCGGATGCCGTTCTTAACATCTTTCCACAGCGGTTCGCCGGCATAAACCGCAGCGCACTTTTTTATGACTGTATCCATTACCGGAGATTCGATCACATCAACATCAAACGCCTGCTCCGCTTCGCTTCGAAAAAACATGCTTAGCCACCTCTTAATAGTTGTTATCAGTCCCATTCCTAGCCCTCTGTCACTTTTCTGCCGCACATCGGGCAGTAATTGACGTTATGCGGCGTTCCCTCGATGCTCCCTGCCGCTCTTGTCTCGACCATCGTCTTGCGTATCAGCTTACACTTATAGACGTACCGTGCACGCTGATCGAATCTTTCTAAGGTTTTCCAGTTTTTCAGCTCATCGCAAAATTCGCACATTATGCACTATACCCCCTTCGATTAAATAATGGTTCGTACGCATAACGTAAAGCCGAGATAGCATGGTCGTTACCGTCTGGATATCCGCTGATAACGTTCCCGTCCTTATCCCGGTCGTATTCGTATTCCGTGATTTCTTTGTAAGCGTGCGGTGTCCGCTTCGGATCAATCACGAGAGTTCGTGCCTGCAGGAATTTGAATCCGTATTCAATGCTTCCCGGTCCTTTGATTGCTCCCCTGGCCGGGAGTCCGGCATCCCTATAGTCGTTTACGGACTTAGGCTCCGCGGAATCGCAGATAATCGTATAGTCATCATACCCTTTTTCTTTGATCCATTTTGCTGTTTTCTCATTGCTCCACTTATTCACGTATAGTTCGTCAATGAGATAGATTTTCTCCCGCGCCGAATCGTAGTAAGTCCGTAGGTAGCAATACTGATCCGGGTACCATCCGAAGTCAACGCCTGGATAGATACGGTCCATGTGGCTAATTTCTTCGTCTGTGATGTCTCGGATCTCCAGATATTCAAACACGTTTCCGCCGTCTCCGTTCGGGATGCCGAGATACTCATGCTCGTACGCTTCCGGATTGACTTCTTTTAGATGTTCCGCGTCCTCGATGAACTTCTTTCCGAGCCATTCCGGCGGCGCGTCTGTATAGCACGAGTGGTGTATCACTCTTTTCGGATTCGGCACGAGCTTGATTCGGTTGACCCAGTTACTTTTGCTTTTGGGAGGGTTGTAGGATGAGAAATCATAGGATATGTCACCGCCTCGCAAAACTGACTGATTCACGGAACGCTCCTGTGCGTCGCCTTTCATCTGGTCTTTCTCCTCTTTCCAGAGGATTCCTATATACCCAAATTCCGGCTTAATGGATTTCAGTTTTGTTTCGTCATCCAGTCCGCGAAAGTATATCGTCTGTCCAGTCTTGATATACTTAATTTCGAGCGGAGACACCTTAAACTCGAACTCTTCCATCAGCCCCAGCTCATTAATCGCCCATTTCATGTTGGCATACACGGAATCTTTCAGTGTCCCGGCTACCTGTCTTGTGATACACGCGTGCATCTGCGGGTTATTCTTGAGGATTTCAACGATTTTGAAAGCCACATAGGACGATTTCAGACCGCCACGCCCGCCCTCAAACACGTATTCAATGTTAGGCTCAATCCGCCGGTTGATGTCCACGAATGCTTTTCCAATCACCCTTGCAGGCAGCTCATACACCGCCGTGTCTGCTTTCTTGTCCGCCACAAGCTGCTCCCACTTCTCAACAGCCATCATATTTCCCTCGATGGCCTTACTATACACCGACGCTACGATCCGCGCGTTATTGTTCGCATTTTCATCGTCAATTCCAAGCTTTGCGAGAGACTTTTTTGCCTGCGCAGGTGCCGGGTTCTCGGCTATCATCTTAGCCAGTTCGGAAAGGGTCTTTTTCTGCCTGCGCACCTGTCCAGACTTGATACCGCCTTTTCTGGCGTTCTCTCTTACCTCGCTCTTACTTCTCCGGTTTGTCGGTATTAAGTTTTGTTCGTTCGCCATTCCATCATCTCTGTTCCCTTTCCTGCAGCTTTATTTCTTTACCCAACTCTTTGTTTTACCGTCCCACCGAAAGCCTTTTTCTTTTAACATGCTTCGTATGTTGTAAGTTTGTCCCGAAACGCTGTTTACTTTGTCCCATCTGATACCATAGCTCTCAATTCCTCTGGAATCATCATAGCTCACAATACCATGTTGGATTTTGTAAGTAACATCCCGCGTATTGGCTTTCGGGTTGCTGTTATCGAACGTTCCATAGGCTTTTACGATCTCAATTCCGCCTTTTTCGTTCTTTCTCTCTACGGCATCATAGACATCATCTCTATAATGTGCCCCGTAGATTGAATTTCTACGGTAGAATGTCGTAATTGTCTGTTCTTTCGCTCTCGGGTCCAATGCTGATTGGCTTTTCCTGCCTATTCCGCTTGCCCCCCTCGTCCGCCCATCTAGGTTCCCTCCTTCTTGTATCTCTCCTGGAACGCTGCGACCTTTTCCACGTCCCCTTCCAGTTCTTCCGGAACTTTCCCGAAGAAGATCACATGCTCCGGTGATAATCGTTTCATCATTTCTTCATATCCCCGCAGGAATGCCGACTTTTTCGCCTTGCTGTTCTGCGTTCCCACACTGGATACTGCCACCACGCTTCCCACCGGCTCGCCATCAAAGCACCACTCGAACGAGCTTTCATCGCTCCATGCGATCGTAGGTATTACACGCAGTCCATTCATCTGCATATATGCCGCGCACCAGTGTTTTCTGTAATGGTTATAAATCTGCATGGCTTTTGGAAAGTCTGTGTACATGCTGAAATCCGGTGAAAGCACGTAGTCATAGTCTCTCAGTACCTCAATATACCTGTCCGGGTTGTTCCATACCCGTTCGAACTGGTAGTCATCCAGGAAGAAATGAACGCCTTTCCCGGCTCTTTTCGCTGTGCTGGCCGCGTAGTTGAATCCGATCCACTCGCACGGCTCGTACTCTTTCGGCATAATCTCGGGAATCCCGTACTCTCCCACGCCGGAGAAGATCATTTTCTCGAGATTGTCGTAAGTCTTGTTTGTAGGCATAAAAATCACCCCCATACTAATACACTTCTATTCTTAGTGTACTGGTATGGGGGCTTTTCGTTGTACCCTTTTTGTTACTCTTCTGGATATGTTTCTGTTTTTTCTTCTTCCTTATCCGCTATAGTCCTCAAACCTTTTTACCTTCATGAACGTGTAGACAGAATTGACCCATCTTTGCATTTTCTTTAGTGTATCGCCGCTTCTTAATTTTTGCTTATCATATATCATTACATAAGGTCGATATCCTATATCTCGAAGCGTATAGATTCTATCTAAATCTTGTTCTACTGTGCTGTCAAACCCGCAGAGGACGTACACTGTCATTTTGTGATAGTCCCACCCAGTTTTTGCTTTAAACATCTCAAATTTGGGGATTATTTTTTCCTTGTCTTCATATCTGTCCCACGCAAAGTGTATTTGTTTTATTTTCATGTTCTTTATATACTCTGCTTTTTCCTCGGACATTATGCGAATATCGCATCCTTGTGAAAAATCTATATACGCTTTGCTTTTGATAAGCTGTTCACTTAAGTTACGCCATTCCTGGCACGCAAACATATTTGGATCAAGTAATACTATATTTCTTTGTCCGTTCCAAAATTCATTTAAATTTGCAACTTTCCTTGAGCATTTTCCCTCTTTTTCTCCTACTATGCAAAACTTGCATCCTCTCGGACAACCTCTTGTCAAAAATCCATATGCCGTATCTTTGCATATATCATGATATAATGAATAATCCGGATAAATGTGTTCTATTTCATAAGGAAGAGGATTCCCACCAGTTGGATAATCATATCCTGTTCCACCTCTAATAATTTTATTCGCGCAAATTGGATGCGCATAGTCCGGTGAAAAAGTGAATACTTTACTCATATACACCAAATCATAAGGTTTTTTCCATGCCATCAACGGGTCATACCATTCTACAAGATCCCCGTTTGCCTTATGATATGCAGAAAGCTTCATCAAAGGAAGATTAGGGAAGTTATGACCGTCAACATCAATAAGTCCAATTTTCATCATAACTCCTTCCCGTGCAAAAGCAGCAATCTATACAGCTCCTCGATTGTCTTCCGCCTGTACCCCTGGAAATCTTTCCGCTGCATTGGGATGTACTGCACCTGGCTGATCCGGTCATATCCAATTCCAAGCGTAAGATTCGCGAACAGGGCACTCGATATCTCCGGGCAAGTCTTCTGTGCGGCCTGTAAGATAAGATTCTGGTCGTAGTCGTGCGCGTTTCTGCAATATGATACGATCTTATCCCCAAGTTCTTTCGAAATCCCGTAATCTTTCAAAAATGTGCCACGAATGCTCATGGTGCAGCTCCTTTCTGCGTTACGCTTCTTTTACCTCATCTCTTAACTGGCAGAATTTGTAGGTGACGCAATACTCTCCCACACTGAATACCGCAATATGTGTAGAGATATCAACCAAAGTTGCATCACTCCACTGATACGAATTTACGTTGCCATCCGCGATTGACGGGCGGCGGATCTTATACCTGTTCCCTATCACAAGTTCTTCTTTTGTCATTTTGATTTTTTCTCTCCTTCTTCATCCAAGTTCATGCTTTCTAAGTCTTCAATTAGCTTGCTATATTTACTTAATGTCTGATCTTCTTTTACCATCTTAAATACCCCAAAAATTTTCCTCGATTAGATGCAACTTCTACCGACACATTAAAATACTCTGCAATCTTGGAAGTATCTACTACGTTACCGTCCGCAATCCTTTTAAGAACTGTAAGATATTCCGATGCTGGCATTAAAAAAGCTGCTGCAAACTCATTTGCTTGATATTCTTTTTCGGAGCTTCCTATTCGATGATAAATGTTATTCTCTTGTCTTGCCCATAACTCTTTATTAGTTCTATATCCCATATGAAGAAAGAGATGTCCTAATTCATGCGCAATTGTAAATCTTTCTCTTTTTTCGTCTTGATATGGGGATACAATAATCCTAAATCCATCCCCTTCCTTTTCAACTGCGCCATCTGAAAATGAAGTTTCTTTTTGGATAGTACCACCTAATATTTCAACAATATCACCAATATTCTGAATCGGAACAGAAATGTCATATACATTTAGTATATCTTCTGCTAATGAATTAATCATTACTTTAGTTGGCTTTAATACATCATATCTATTCTCTCCCTCATACGGCTCATACAGTGCGCCACATCTGTCACATTTGTATGCTCTACTCATTCTTCCTCACCTCCTCCAAACCCTTCAAAGACCGTTTTAACTACTCCTCTTGTCACTTCTGGCATTACAGCATAAGGCATAGCAATTCCTTTTTGGATATATCGCTCTGCCGACTTCGCGATCTGCTCCTCCAATCTCTCATACCGCGCAAGCTTCTCGGCGGTCTCATTCAGTACCTGGCATTCATCTGACGCGCAGTATTCCCCGTCATACGGGCAACTGGTACCGCACTGCTTAATATATGCGGTACCGTCAAAAGAATCTTCGGTAAGTCTTTTCACTCTTCCCATCTTCACTCCTCCGGCATATCTGTATACCAAATTTTTTCGATTTCTTCCGCCAACAAAACCATGCTTTGCGTTTGTCCCTTATATACCGGCCCACACAGAATCTCTACTGCTTTGCACTGTGCGCTCTGTTTTGCAATCAGATGCAACACTTCCATCGCTCTTTCTTCTGTTTTGTAAGTTCCAAGCTGTTCGAATTGGTCTGCGCAGATTTTAAAACAACCTCCAACCGTCTCAGCCACATAAAGCACTCTGCAAGTATCAATATTGAAGATTGCTTTCTTGTCCTGTCTTCTAATCAGCATCTTCTTCCTCCTCTTCTGCTGGCATTTGATACACATATTCCTGTGCAAGCGCTTGATACACGGTTACACGGATTCCGCCGATCCCTCTACCCGCGTAAATGATTTCATCTGCTTTGCAGCATCCAATTTGCTCAGCAATTTCATCAAGAACCTTTTCTGCTTTCTTTTTTGTTTTATAGACTCCTACTACACCTGCTCTTGTCTCGATACCATACCGGCCGTCCGGTCCGCAGAACATATGGAAATCATTTCCGTATGTATCTACCACAAGATCTTTGTTTTGACTCTTAATTATCATTCCTTCTCCTTTTTCCTCACGCAAATCTCAACTGTTCCTGGCTGTCATCGATATTCAGATTCGGCACCCGCTCCCCTACTTTTAGGTATGGGCAGTTGTCTTCTACCAGTTTCTGCGCCATAATCGGCACTACACTGTCATTTTAGCTCCGCACTTCGGGCAGAACTTCCATTTTGCTTTGATATATTCTGTACTGGATCTTCCTGTTTCAACTGCATCATAACTCTCAATCTGAAAGCCACAACCAGAGCATTCAGCATGGATATAGTCGTTGTGCTCTTCTCTACTTTTCCACTTTGCTTTTTTCGTTTTTCCCATGGTTCCTGCTCCATTCCTTCAGATACTGTTCCTGTTCTTCATCCTCCCGCGGATCCTTCGGTCGCTCCGGCGGGTCAAGTACCATTTTTGTGCACGCCAGAACCGCAGCGCAAAACAGAATTATTCCGATTATTTCCATTTCCGTCCTCCTCTCCGACGATTCTTTTTCTTGCCTTGTCCCACTCTCGTAAAAGCGGGAGCGGAAAGTTGTTTTTTGGGTATTTACTTTTTCGTGCCATTTTCGTTCACTCCAAAGCCAAACTCTTTTGCGAGATCCATATCCTCAAATTCCAGCGTCGCGCCGGTCTTTTCGTGCAACTCCTCGTACATCTTAGCCAGACCTACACTGTTCATTTTCCGTACTGCCGCAGTGTAGTTGTCCATGTACCGGTCAAGCGCCTTTTTGTACCCCCAGGTCTCATATATCGCCAGTGCCGAGCACACGACGTTCGCCGCGCTGATGCAGTCCTCTGCTTTCAGCAGCTTTTCCTGTGCTTCTTTCTGGTAGGCTTCGGACAGGTTTCTCTGCATCCTGTCCACCCATTTCCGCAGGATCTCGAGCTTTACGCCTGTGATCCCGCTCACTTCTGCGGCCGTCATCAACTCAGGGCTTAACCGCGTTGACGGCTTTTTCTTCAATTTGTTGCTCATAGGTCCCTCCCCTGTCCTTTTCTTAGTGTTTCATCATCTGGAAGAAGCAAAACGCTACTGTTGCGCAGATAATTGCTGTTTTGATTACTGATACCATGCTTAACCTCCTGTCAATGCCTGCTCCAACGCCGCGAAATCGTAGTCACGTTGATTAAAGTTGTTAAATTTGTTTTCTTTCTGCTGCTTCGTCGGCTCTCTTTTTCCCGGCTCATAATTCGCGTCGAGATAATCCACGTAACCAGAATTGAAAAAGGTACTGCCGTACTGCGGCTTTCTCCAGTCCTCCTTTTCCAGTTCCGTCTTATACCTCTGAATTGCTCTCTCAAGCTCTTCCTGCCCGATTTTAAGCAGTTTTTTCTTTGCTGTATCACTTACCTGCCCCTTGCCTTTTTTGTTCGGATACAGGCTCCACAGCCGCTCGAAAAGAATCTTTGCTTCTTTGGTTTCCTCCGCCTTTTTCGACGGCTTCGGCTCTTCGTGTTCCTCTTGCTTCTCCTCTACCGGCGGTGGTGTTTCCTGCTCCACAGCTTCTATTTTCGCCTGTTCCCTGTACCGCGCCTGCCGCTTCCGGTTGCTCGCCCGGATCTGTTCCAGCGCGGCTACGTTCTGATGTTCTTCCCATCCAGGGATCAGAAGCGTGTTTTCCTCGTTTCGGCTTATCATTCCCATACTTTCCAGCGCTTTCATGGCTACCAGAATAGTACTTTCTGGGAATCCAAGCTCATTTGCGAGCATCGCCGGAGTATACGGGATGTTTTCGGTAAGGAAAATATATCCATTGGAATTGCACCGCCCTGCAAGAGTCAGCAGCATGACCCAGATAAGAACGATGTTGTTTCCCTCCGGCAGGCCGCGCAGATACTTGATCTTTCGATTATCGAACATGTCTATCGACATCTTAACCCACTTAACCTCGCCCATCGTCCGCACCTTCTTTCAGACTCATTCCCGCTTCGTATTCGCGGAATATTGTCATCCAGTCGTCGAGTTCCATCGTGACCAGGATCTTATGATTGTTTCTTTTGTGGAATACTGCGGGCAAAACGTCTTTTCCACTTTCTTTCGCGTCGTGTTTCGCCTGATCTATCCAATCATAGAGTTGCATTCGCTCTTGATGTTTCGCTTCCACGTGGATTCCCGGGAGGCCTACAACATCGGATGCGTCACCGGTATTTCCGCAGTATTGCGCGGTCCGGCGGGACTCCGTGTAGCCATACTCCCGGAACTTTCTGGAAAGCTCCAGCTCGAAGCGTTTCCCTTTCTGTTTGCTGTTAATCGGCATCTCTGCCCCTTTCCGGCGGCTCCAGCCAGCCGCCTTTTTTGTCGTGACATATAAAACATGAACCGTTTTGAGATACTCTGTTGACAGTTCCATGCTGGACTCTATGACTTCCCATCCGGGTTATCATCTACAACAATTCCGTATACGTGATACATTTTTTCGAAGCTCGGCATTCCGCGTTGATGCGCGATCGTGTGGTGCGTCCTGCACAGGCAGATTTTCCGGTATCCAGAATCATCCACCCGCCGCCGGTCATTTCCCATGCCTATTGTATCAACGTGGTGGATTTCTCCATCTTTCCCGCACACCGCGCATTTTCTGTGCTTGATGCACGCGTACAGGTACTTACCGACATCATCCGCGCGCTCTATTCCGCTGTCTGAGAGCGGTATTCCCTCTTTCAAGACGAAATCCATCACAAACGTAATGAAATCCCGTGCCGTCCCCATTGAACAGTCTGAAAGGGAAAAATACGGTTCTCCGGTCTCGATCATGTAATTGCATTTCATAATCTCTTTCATCTCCTCCGGGAGATAGCCCAACTCAATAGCTATATCCCGAATGGTCGCGTATGCTTTCTTCCGCTGCAGATTGGAGATATGCCGCCCATCATCGAAACGCATTTCTGTATTCGTGATGGTTTTATTTTCAATTTCTTCTTTCAGCCTGCTTTTCGGTAGCCGCACTACAAGCCACGTATCGCCGTCTTTTTCCACGGATTTTACGATTTCAGCCAGAGCGTGCATTATGCATCACCCGTTGGCATCTCTACTGCATTCGGTGTCTTTTGTAATTTTTTCATTGCTTTGTTGTACTGCAGAATATTCAATTTTTCTAATGCATCGACTCCAAATAATGCAAAAATCTGTTCTTTTCTCACACCGGTACGGCTTAATTCAGCGTTGATTCTGCGTACCATCTCCTCGTTAATTAATGATTTCCCTGCATCCGCAGTTGATTGTTCATTTGTTTTTCGTGCTTCTGGAGATTCTGCATCTGGATCGTCTACCATATCCGCCGTTGGAATGCAGAACACCTGGAAACATGCGTATTTGTAAGCAATTGCCATTGCCTTATTGGTTGCCTTATCTCCTGTGTCCATTGCTTCTCCTACAATGGTCGATTCGACAAAGGAACCATCTTCCGCATAAAATGTGAATTTGATTTTGCAGGTCACATAATGCATCATTGAACCGTTTTTTGTTTGCATTTCTTTCACATCTCGTTCCAGAATATTCGGGACAATTACCACCTTGTTTTTTGTCAAAGCAGGATGCAAAGCGTTGTAAACGTCGTCAACGCTCCGGAATTTAAAGCCCTGTTGCTTATTAACCTTGTCTTTCCCGACCGCTCCGACATCCGCGATCACGCCAGCAATCGAGCGGTAAATCATCGGGTAGTCTCTGCTTCTGTCAACCTCCACAGCTCCCATTATGCCTGTCTCCTCTCAAAATAGATTCCGATGCTGTTAAAAGCAATTTCCACCTGTTCCAGCTCCTCCGGTGTAACAACAACCTTGTACCACATGGTAACCGTCTGCGGCTGCGGAAACGGCAGATCGTCGCCGTCCTCAGAATCATCGAGTGTAAAAGGTACTTCCGGTTCTTGCGCCGCCACTGTAGCAGCTTTCAGCGCTTCTTCCGCCTTTTTCCGTTCCTCTTCTCTTACTCTGGCGATTTCTTCGATTTTTTTTCGCTCTTCCTCCCGTGCTCTCTCAATCTCAGCCTGCCGACGCTGCTCCTCTTCCTGCTCGCGGCGGATGCGTTCCGCCTCCAATGCCCGCTTTTTGTTGTCCTCGTATGTATTAATCAGGGTAAGGGCGGCACCAAGGTCACGGCTCTTCTGATAGACCTGCAACGCATCTTCCACAACCTCAGACTGCGTATTGCTGATAATGCCGATCTCAGAAGCAACCTTTTCAGCCATCGCCAGAAGCTCTTTTTCGATCTGTTTCAGACTGGTGGTGGCGTTGTCCCACTTTTTCACATAGATCTCCTTGAGTGGCAGGTACTCCGCCCATTCACCGGCGCATTTTGCATACAGCGTCTCAACATCCCCATGGCGCTTGCGGATGCGCTCTGCCTCCATCTCTTTCAGCTGACTATCGATCATGCAGATCGGCTCGTCGATGATTTCAAGAAGCTCTTTTACCTTCTCCTCGAAGTCGTTGTAAGGCACTAGGCACTGCGCCTTTACTTCTTTCCGACGTTTCTCTACTTCTTCTCTGGTCTTCCGGAGAGACGCCAGTTCCGCCTTGGCCACGCTCTTAGATTCCTCAGTGAATACCGCTCCCTGATACTCCGCCATCTTTTCGGACAACTTAGCTTTCACATCCTCAAAGTTACACCGGATCACAGCCGGTTCCTGGCTAATTTCGATCTTTAATTCATTCATTTTCTTTTTCTCCTTCTTTTCTGTTTTCTTCTACTTTCTGCAATCCGAGAATCGCCGCGATTGTCTCAACCTGCGGGAATTTTTCAGATTCCAGATACCGGCGTACTGCTTCGATATAGCAGCTTGCGCCGTCCTCGACTCCCTTTGATGTGCTTACATCCATTCCTGTGTATTCATACTTTTTCATTCCTGTACCTCCACAAATTCTCCATTTTTCAGCGTGTAATAAGTGTTCTCTTTGATTTTTTCGCCGTCTACACGCTCTGTTTTTACGCAGATCGGCACATAGCGTCCTTTTTCTTCATCTTTCACCCATTCCGTAAGCGTGATCCAACTCCCCTTTTTTCCTTTTGCTTTTGATCTGCTGCCTGCGCACATAATCACAGCGTCTTCTCCGGTGCTGTTGATCTTCGCGTAGTCACCGGACGAGCCGATCTTCGCGGAGTTACCGGACGAGCCGATCTGCGCGGAGTTACCGGACGAGCCGATCCGCGCGGAGTTACCGGACGAGCCGATCTTCGCGGAGTTACCGGACGAGCCGATCCGCGCG